TTACTTCTAATTCTGGGATAGCATTATATAATAATTGTGACCACCAATCAGCTCTAGAAGTGTCAACTGGCGTTGCTTTTAATATACCTTTATAATTTTTAGGAGGCATTGTATTCTTTTTTCCTTCCGCCATGATATTCATATGCATGACCATGTATTTTTAATAAATCATTCACAGAATCATTATACCCTTTTACATAAATCTCACCAAGCACTCTGCCATATTTTCCAACTCCATATGATATGATAGCGAACTTGCCCTCATCTGATTTTTCTAATAAATCTTTTACATAGGCTTTTGCTGCTAATCCCTTCTTTTTCTCTTCAAGGTCTTTAGTTCTGCTTTCCCAAGTGTCAACTCCATAGAATCTAATTCTTTTCTTTACAAAAGTATCAAAACCTAAATCAATCATAGCATCACAAGTATCACCATCAACAACTCTAATTAATTTACAAGAGTAATTGTATTTATGTACTTTCTTCACGCAGTTATCCAACTTTTAGCTTTTGGTTTATTTTTAGACCAATTACCTTTTTTATCTTGTATATTATTCATGGGGGGATAAGCATATTTACACGCATACGCTAACGCATCAATTGTATCATCATGAGCCATTCTTGGTCCAAAAGTAATTATTTCTCTTTCTAAATCATATTGAGTTTTCTTTAAATGTATTTGACCAACAGCAAATCTTTGTGCTAGTATCTCTTGTATCCTGTCTCTTTTACTCATTCTATTCCCAGGTTTTTCTTCCTTAAACCCTATACTAAAATCATTCCTTCTTCTCATCTCTGCTCTTATAGCTTGGAATACTGGTTTACTCATAGCAGTATCCTCAATGGTAAATAAAGCAGGATTATAGAAATTTGAATAATCAAATATATAATCAACAATTCCTTTTTTATCAGTCCCTGGGATTGCCAATACAGGAAGACCTCTTTTTCTATCGTAATTGACTATATATACATTATTATTAGGAGTAACAGCAACTACAATAATCACACTGAAGTCGCTGTCTCTCCTAGCAGAATCTGTAGCGGGGTCAACTCCAACAAATGTAGAGCATGGTTGAACATCTTCCCCTTCCACCTTTAAAAAGGTCATTCCAGTTTCTGGTTCTTTTATAAACTCCCCATCCCAGTATTTAATGTGATCTCTAGTAAAAATAGAGTCTTTATCAGACTGTACTTCCATCATGTATTCTTGGTAGAATTTCTGGGGGGTGCCGCTATCGGCATAAAATTTCTTCTTTCTTTTCATCTCCTCATGTCCAAACCAACTAGCCCATAAAGGAGTCCCATCTTCTTGAAGAGCTTTGTATGTAATTACTCTCCAGCTAAATGGCTGGTCTTCTTTTTTAGCTTTGTGATAACCAACTAATATATTCTGTATAAATGCATCATAATGCACAGGAGTTCCATTGATTCTTAACCTGCCGGTCTTAGGCTCTAATGCTGGAAAGACTACTGCTGTTACTAGATTGGAAATCTTTGAACGAGCTTCGGGAGTAATAGTATTGTTTTCATCTTCAAAATCATCTAACACAATAAGGTCATACCTTTTATGTAACTTTGCACCACCACGAATACCTGATAGATTACTTTTAGAAATAAGTTTACATCCATTACTCAACTCAATATCATCCTCAGTCCATTTGCGACCTTTTAAGTCTCCAAAGTAATAGCGAATTGAATCATTATACTCTAGATGATACTTAACATAGTCTAAATTTGGTACACTAATCTTAGAAGAAGCTGCAACCCATCCATAGAATAGCGGTTCTTTAGCAAAAACAAAGTCGTGAAGGATATTAGCCTTAGTAAGAACTGTTTTGCCATGTCCTCTTGGTAGAACAACTGCTAATTGACGAACATCATAATCCATAACAGCATCAGCTACCTCATAATGGAAAAATGGTGTTTCTGACCTTAAAAAATCATCTGGTAAGAATAATTTACCAAATGCAATCAAGTCTTTATTCGCTAATTGTAACGCTTCTTCTGCTTTTGAGACATTTTTGGAATTTATATTAGCCATTATAGGCTATAATTTAAACTTATATATCAAAAATGGTCAAGTTTTATGCTATTTTTTAACTTTATTGCTTCTTAAATAGTTTAAATACTCACAAGCGACCAAAGGATTGAATATTGTAGTGATTAATCGGTTGTCATCATCGTCATATCTAGGGTCAATAATGGTAACTGGGCAATTAAATATGTTCTTATCATCCAATCCTAGTTTATCTGCGTAATTATCCATTATCTTAAATGAGGCTACTTGTAAGGCGTGGCTAATCAAACCACTAGCAGGATTCTTTATTACCTGATAACCAGAAACATGAGTATGTCCGCAAGTAAGAATATGGTCAGACCAACCAGTTTGAGCGGCACGAGCAACGCCGTGAGCAGTGTTCCATATAGAATTACCTTTAAAAGTGTGCCTCGCATTTATCCTTATCTCCTTTCCATTAGGGAATTTGAGATTCATCCTCGCTCCCCATCTTTCATATAAACCTTTATGGTCTCTCATGATAAATTCTAAAGGGTCTCCATCACCACTCCATACATCATGATTACCAGCAACTAGATATAACCAGTTTACTCTATTAACAAAATATTCAGACAATCTCCATGACTCTTTTGCTGAAGTAGACTGTTGACCATATAATGTAGCAAGCCTACCAATCCAGTTATTTTGAATATCTCCAAGATTCCCACAATACATTCCCTCTGTATCATTCAATGCATCCATATACATAATGATTTGCGATAAGTCAGTTCCATCATCATCAACGTGAGGGTCTCCAAAGTGAGCAATCCCTATTGGACCATCTATTTTGATGTTAATATCTACAAGGGTTCTAGATTCTTTTGATTTTTTCTTTTGAGTATATTGCTTTTTCCTAAAGTCTATAATATCTTCAATAGGCATTAACTCAGGGTCACGGTCAGCAACCTCAAATGGGGATTTCTCAATAATTCTAGGTTTAAGCGTTTTTCTAAAGCAAGACTGGCAGCACCATTGTTGTTTCTTACTATTTTTATAATAAGAGAATCCATCTTTTCTAATATTTCTAGCACCACACTTAGGACATCCAATTATATTACCATCGTCATCCTTTCTAAATTCATCTACAATCTTATCATTTGGACTCATTTTCTATCTCCAGAGGTCTTGAAGCTTTGTCTAAATGCTCATCAGAAAACCCCTGAAAGACAGCCCCTGTTAACTGAGTAACCTTTGTAGAATTCTTATCTTCTAGGTCTAGTATATCAGATAACTTCATAACTGCTTTTAATCTCGTCTCATCTCTTTCAGACATCTCGGCTATATCTTTTATAACTCCCAGTACATATTCAGGAGTAATGCCCAATTCATTTACTACAGGCTCTAGTTCTTTTTTCATAGCTGTCCTTACCCTTTCTGTTTTGGTTAAAGTCTTAGCTTGTGATAATGCATATCGCTCATCATTAGTAGGAAAAGCCTTTAAGTAGGCTTCTCTCATTGGAACTCCGCTCGCTAAGTATTGCACAAACAATTCTTCATTGTTCGTTAATTTACGTCTTTGTTCTATTAAAGTCTGTGAATATTCACCACTAAAGGAATATATGTTTTTTCTTCTGGATGTGTCTAATACGGCAGATTTTGTGCATGGATATGTACCTGTGCAAGTACCTATATAATGTATGGCTCTTTTCTTCCCTTTGGCTTTTTGCATTAATCCTTTTCTAAGGACTTGAAGCACTCCACCATCATCGGCAAGAACCCAGTCATGCACACTAGCGTTCCTCCAGTCTTTATTGATTGTTATATTAGGAGGAACTTCGTCTATTTCATCATAGACTGTGTGGTTTTTCCTCTTTACCCTGTACTCTCTCACTATTATCGGCAACTAACATTTCTATTAATTCGCTTACCTCCCTCGGTATCATGTAAACTGCTCCATCTATTGATATAGGAACTAGTTTTTTAGACATATTGTCTAGAACATATTCTTGCCCTGTAGCAGACATATTAGCTATTTCTTCAATGACTTTTGCCATATGCTAATTTACTGCTAAAGTACTACTACAGTAATTATATATATTATTTATAATTTTTTTAATTATCTTATTTAAGCCCCCCCACACACCCTTGAAATTAGACATAGTGTCAACTATAGTCAACTTTTAAAAATTGTGACATTTTGTTATACGTCATTATATAATAATGTGTACCCCCTTATCAGGGGATTTCGATATTCGAATTACGTTATTTTCCGTTTATATATATTCGTTTTGGAAGATTAATAACTATAAGGAGTAAAAGATGGGACTTAAATCATCTAGAACACCCTATCAGCCTGATGTTTATCTTGAACCTAAGTCAGTGCAATTTGACCCTGAATCGGTCGATGATATGAATCGTTTGAATAAGATTCAGACAGCAGTTGAGCGAGGAGATCAAGAAGTGGCGGCTAATCTAATTACTTTGCATAAGAGTATTAAGCTGGTTGAACCCGTAGAACCAATAAAGACCTTTATACTGAAGAAAGGGAAAGAGACTATGGAAATACCTATGAATGCAGAATTATTAGCACGTCTACAGAAGGATGGTTTCAAAGTGGTGTCACAAACATAGTACTTTTTGGTGATCTTGGTTACGCTAGAGGAATGAAGGGGAGTTCAGGTTGGAGTTCTCCCCTCCTTTGCGTTAATTTAGTATTTTATACTACTGCAGTTCTTCTAGGTATATATAAATGCATGAGATTTCACACCCTT